GCGCGGCGACGCTCGAGCACGAGTTTCATCCGGTGCGGAAGTGGCGGTTCGATGCGGCCTGGCTCGAACCGAAGGTCGCGATCGAGCGGCACGGCGGCCGGTTCGTGACGACGCGGTGCGAGTGCGGAAAGCCCTATACGCGGTTCGTGTCGTACCACCACGACCGCATGGGACTGGAGAACGACGCCGAGAAGATGAACGCCGCCGCGGCCCTCGGTTGGGCCGTGATCGCGGCGACGCCGCAAATGCTCACAGATGGCAGGGCCTGCGCGGCCCTGTTGGCGACACTCGAACGGAGGACGAAGAACCGATGAACGACGCACTCGTGCGAATTGACTGCGAGATCGCCAGCCTAGAGGCCCGAATCTCCGCGTTGATGTACGCCCGCAAGATCGTCGCCGGCGAAGCGGTCGGACCTGCGATTCCGATCATCGAGGAATCCGCCGCAAAAAAGCCGGAACCGCCGGCGCAGCCGGCACCGTCAGGCGGGGCGGTCACGGAGGAACGCCGGCGGATGATCGTGGCACTGCTCAAGTCCCACGGCCCGATGGGCGTCACAG